ATGGCTTACTATACCATATCAAAACGCGATAGAGCAGACGGCACTGCTCGATACAGATGTTCCGTTTCTGTGAAAGCTGGTGGAAAGAGAATTTATAATGAAAGCAGAACGTTCACCAAACAGGCTCATGCAAAAACATGGGGAACTAAACGTGTTTTAGAGCTAGAGCAAAACGGCATACCAGATCCAACTGATGCAACAAAAATAACAGTCAGAGATTTACTGTTTAAATATTTAAATGATCCAGATCTTGGCGGGAAAGCAGGAAGAACAAAACGGTATGTTTTAGAAATGCTGTTTGATTCTGATTTGTCTAAATATGGGCTAACAGAGCTTACCGTTTCACATATTGTTGATCATTGCAGACATAGACACGCATCAGGTGCATCACCCTCAACCATTAACCATGATGTTAGTTATTTGACCTCGGTATTAAAATCAGCAAAACCTATCTATGGTATAGAATATACGGCTAATCCAGCGTATGAGGCACGCCCGTTACTCATTCAAATGGGATTGATTGGTAAATCACAACGGCGTAGTCGTAGACCTCAAAAAGAAGAATTAAAACAACTAAGAGAAGCGCTTAAAAAACGAAGCGAACACAGAGAGTGCATTATCCCTTATGTTGATATTTTAGATTTTTCTATTCTTAGTTGCATGCGAATTGGTGAAGTGTGCAAAATTCTATGGGCAGACGTTGACGAGAAAAACAGATCAGTAATTGTTAGAGATAGAAAAGATCCGCGTAAAAAATCAGGTAACCACATGTCAGTGCCTTTACTGGGGGATGCATGGGCAATACTGAGTCGCCAACCAAAAACAAGTGATAGAATTTTCCCTTATAACCCTAAATCAGTTACTGCAGGTTTTCAGCGCACCAGGAACGCATTAGGGATTGAAGATCTTAGATATCATGACTTAAGAAGAGAAGGGGCAAGTCGTTTATTTGAAGCTGGCTTTAGTATTGAAGAGGTGGCTCAAGTGACAGGGCACAGATCTTTAAATGTTCTTTGGCAGGTATATACAGAGTTATACCCCAAATCATTGCATGATAAATTTGATAAATTGAATAAAAGTTGATCTTTTTCACCTCTAAATTATACTGTATAAATAAACAGTAAATGGAGGTGTTCATGATTCATATAAAATTATTTTTTGATAAAGCAATTCAAAAAAATACCCATCCTGATATGTTTAACGCGCTGAAAAAAGAAGTAAAAAAGAAACTTTCCCCTTCTTATTCTGAGTTGGAGGTTAGTGCTTTGTGGGGGTCACAAACAAAGTTAATCATTGATGGACTAAAGAAAAATGAAAAAAAAGATAAAATAACCGATGCATTAGAAGAAATATGGAGCGATACAAGCTGGATGCCTGAGGTTGAGTCGTCTAACTCAGATGAGCTTGAATATTTTGATAAGTAAAAGATAACAAGCTGGATTATATCTATTTTCCAGCTTGTTTTTCTCATTGAAGGTGTTCAAATTCTTGTTTTGCTATTTCTCTTTTTTTATCTATCCATTCCGCTAAATCTACAATATGCACCAATCTTCCTGATTTTTGATTATCTCTGTATGTTGGAAATGGTAACTCGCCAAGGTTAGCTTTTTTATCAGCCCAAGAAGGCGATATGCTAAGGAATTTCTCAGCAACAACAGATAGAGGAATTTGAGACGTTTCATATTCAGCTAACAATAAAAATACTGTATTCATATTTTCTCTCCACACTGTCCGTACACAGTTTAAATAGATATTAGTTAATGCTGGTGGTTATTGCTGATACAATTTTAATCCGTTTGTTAGATTCCGTTGAAATGACATATTATTAAAATCTGGTTCCATTAACTCCTGCACAACCTCACCTATATTTACATCATATAAATGGCTATCAGTTAGGTTATTTATAATAAAAGTTTCTCTTTCACTTTGAGACCAGGAGTTAAATGCTTTTAATAATTTTTTAGGTGTTCTGTATTGTGGTTTTATCCCTAACCTTTTTGCAGCTGCGAAATTATGATGCCCATTTACTAATAATGTATATTGCTTACCTCTTAAAGTTACATACAATATATTGACAATAAACACTTTAAATCTTTTAACTTTATCTAAAACAACATATTCATTTAAATAACGCTGACTACTAATTAATTGTCCTTTTATTTCCATTATTAAATCCTTTTAAACTCAATCACCCATACCCACGGATTATCTGCATATTTAAAGTTAGTAGGTGATACTGAATCCCAAAGATTACGAAACCAACAAAACGGGTCCATACTGCCCCCAGTTAATTCTCTATCTAAAGGATAACCTTCGGCTTTAAATTCATTATCATCAGCACTTTTTAAACGCTCAACACGAACATCGGTGATTTCTAACGTAATGCGCGAATATCTACGAGGCATGTGTATAGATGGAGTCCACTTAATTTCTTCGTACCATCCTTCCTCTAAATCAGATGGTTTATGTGTAGCTTTATATGCAATTGTTGATTCAGTGCATACCCCTGTTTTAAATGTTTCACGAACCCAAAGGCGATCACCAACCTTGCCAAGAGGACAAGGAAACCAACCGCTGGTATCGTTATGTAAATCGCCAGCCCATCTGAAATTAAAATCATCCTGTTGTACGGAAATAGTTTCTCCTGATAGTGTGCAAGGCTGGTTGTTCATTACTCTACGAGTTTGAGTTTTACGCCCATCTAAAATGGCTTTTACCATCTCGGTATTAAATATAATTCCACGCTCTTTACTCATGGCAATCCCCAATAGCTAGGAATTTATCCATAGCGTTGCTTGCTAACTCTTTTATCAGGATCTGCTTACTTGCATACTGAATAGCTTCACATGCCCATACAAAACCAGATGTTGGCTTTGTTACAGGATATAGTGACTCCCAATCCCAAGGTGATTCTATGCCTCCTATTGACGGATCTGTAAAACTGGAGTTTTCAATAGCAAAGGAATATGACTGTTCCGAAATTGAACCGCTAATGCAGTAATCATTGATTAATGATTTCAACTCACCAATTCTTCTGGAAAAATCTTTATAAGCCTCTTTTAAATCAGCTAATTTTTCGCGATCTTCTTCCTCATCTAAAATATCATTCTTCCATTGCTGGAGTTCATTGTTTAAATATTCTAATGTTCTTTTAACATCAACTTCTTTATAAATTGCCGTGGCTTCGCTACTAGATGATCCAATCTGCAATTTTTCAGCTAAATAACCTAAGTCAAGGCTATCTTTATTAAAGAAATGAAGCATATCTTTAATACGGCTAAATACCCAAGTACCCATATCTCCAGTCATATATAGATAATAAGGTGTTGTCACAATATCAAACCAATATGCTGAATTTTTTGGGTTAGAAAAGTGGTAATGACGATATAACCCATCGGATTTAATGCATGCCATTTCGTGCATTTTAGTATCTTCATGGAATCGCCCCATAGTAAAGATCTCCTTAAATCACATTAATTAAATGGCGTGGATACATAAGCCCAATTGGAGCAAAGGGAATATCATCCTCAAAATCCATTGGTGGTTGACTACTTTGGGCTTGAGGTTGAGCTGGTGGCTGGTTTTGTTGTGCCGGTTGTGAACCTGCTGATTTACTAGCACCACCTAGCATTTGCATTGAACCGCCAATCTTTACAACAATTTCTGTTGTATAGCGTTTAACACCGTTATCATCCCATTCGCGCGTTTGTAGTTGGCCCTCAATATAAATTTGAGAACCTTTGCACAAATAGCCACTGGCGATATCTGCAAGCTTTCCAAACAGAACGACCCGATGCCATTCTGTTTTTTCGCGATTTTCACCCGTTTGTTTATCGCGCCATTTTTCTGATGTGGCCACAGCTAAATTAGCAACAGCACCACCAGAAGGCAGGTAGCGAATTTCAGGATCGCGCCCTAAATTTCCGATAAGAATTACTTTGTTTACTGATCCGTTAGCCATTTTCAGTTATTCCTATTTGAGTAAAATCGCCACCCATAAGATGGCGATTAATTAATAATTAAGCTGAAAACTTGCCAATGAATGTTTCGATTTCACTTTCATCGAATTCATCACAAAGCAGACTGCGAAACTCTTGAGCGATTTGTTCTTCAAGGTTTTCGAGTTGAACAATACGGAGCACTAAAACAGGAACATCACCGCCAGTGAGCACGCTATAACGCAATTTAATGCTACGTTCTTTTAACTCGTCATACGGAGTGCATGTAAACTGGAATGCAGTTGGCATAACATCTTTGCTTCTTGCTTCAACATTTTCTAATACTGAACGTTTAGCACTAAAATCGTGATCTTCATGTTCAGCAGAGCGTGTTGATTCAATCGTAATACGGCGAACAGCAGAAATAGCCTGTTTGATATCTAAAACATTACCTTCTGCATCAAACGCCATTAAATAATCCCGCCAATCTTCTAACCACTCGGCTAATTCTTTTTGACGATATTTAACACCATCAATTTTTAATAGCGCTGAGAATGGAGCGGTTTGTTTTAATTTTACAAGTGCAGTGTTATCAGCATGACCTGGCTCACCAATTGTGCCGATATTAAAAATAGTTTCGGCACTCATTTCATCAGCATCAATAAAGCAACTAACACCTTCTTCAACTGCATTTTTGATTGAGTATTTAACAAAGTCGCTAATGCTGGTTGTTTTCATTTCACCGCGAAAACGGAAGCGACCTTCTTGTAAATTTTCCAAACTACTTACTTTAAAGTCGTTCGGAAGAACAATAGCAGGGCAAAGAGACTTCTCTATTGCATCGAGACTTAATGAAGCCACAGCCATATTTTGAATTTGCGAAATAGCAGTGCCGTCTAATTGAGACATGAATAAACTCCTACTTATTTAAAAGCATTAAATTAAATGGATAGGTTTAATTAAAAATAAGGAAACTAATTAACGGATTTTAATTTCCCGTCGGGCTGACCTTGCAAAGAAAATAATTGACCTTGATCTTCTTGCATAATTGTCAACTTACCACCTTTACCCACGTACATTGGTGTTTTGGTGGTGTCTTCTTCAGCCCGTTTTCCGCGTGGTGTTGGTGCAGAGAATTTAAGTTTATGAGTTATTTCAACTCGTTTTTCTTCCATTGAATTACTAAGGCGAGCAATATCTAATTCAATAGTGACTTTGCCTTTTCCACCATTATTTAAAACGCCTAAAGCCACATCATTTAAAACAGCAGAGACTTTATTTTCAAAAACGCCAGCGTCCAATTCGGAAAGAAAGTCGGGAACATTTGTCTTACGATCTTCTTGGCTCATTTCTATAACCTCACGTTATCACTTCACACAATAAGAAAGGGCACTAGCGAGTTGACATAATCCTGATAAGACATTTCACAAATAATGCCAGTACCCTTGCTTATTGTTAGACTCATAATCAAAAAGAGCGGACCACCTGTGGTTGCATCAGCCCGATTGGGTTCGGATTTCTAGCTGATCGCAGGTTACATTTTTTCACGCCCACGCTCTTTGGTTATAAAACTAACCCTATAAAAATGGCTGACTGAGCAGAACATTATCACCACACCCCCGTTAATGGTTTAAGACTCAGCCAGCCATTGTTTCTCTTCACACGTTCTCTTCACACATAAAAATCATTTTCTTTGGGTCTGAATAGCACTTTTGATTCTGTACTCGTCTATTTCATCATCCAATTTTGATAAGTCAGCCACCAGCTCCCCACGTTTAGCATAAAGCTCAAGCAGATGATCAACAGAAGATAATTTATCTTTCATCCAAGCAACGATATCTTCATCAGTGAAATTGGCTGGCGGTATGATTACTGGTTCAGTTGTCATAATTACTCCTACATACTTAATACATTTATTTATTGTTAATTGACATCTGATGAAATCACTATATGTTTTTTACGCAAATGCGTCAAGCGCATATTTTGTTTTTTACAAAAATATAAAAGGATGATTTTTATCCGTTTGATTTTTTATTTATGTTTTTAAAAATATCAGATTGAAATGTAGATCATTTCTTTGGTGGTAAGAGGGTACAAAAAGCCCTCGAGGGGAGGGCTGGGAGGTGTTAATTTGACTGATATACGGTTATCGTTGATGCATTAGCTCTTTCAATAAGTCCAGATCTTTCCTTATAACTTCCTTGCACTGATACTGGTTTATTTTTCTTAAATGCTTCAAATAAAATATCAATCTCTGTCTGATTTATAAAACTCAAATCAACGTACAAGGTAAAAGAAATATCTGATCCGCGCTCACTACAAGTTACGGTCAACTTCTCAGGGCTTCTTTTTATACCTTCAATTTCAAGTATTTTTGTTGACTCATTCGTTTCTAGTTTTGGTGTTGGGTTAGCTATAAACTCATTAAGTTCCTTATTATCAAGCACAGACTCCTTGCCAGCAGAATGGATCTCAATTTTATCTGCATTTGATAACGGTTTAAGAGCTTTTTCGTAAGCTTGTGATGATTTAGCTTCGATTTCATCAATCATTGGGGGCTTTTCACCATTAACCTGTAGTGCTTCAATTACTGCGTCTTTCAAGATCCGTTGATGTTCTATTTGCGTTGACGCTTCTGTTTGTGTTGCCTCTAGATTAGTCCGCCTATCAGAGTAATTGTCAAAAGCAAAATATCCGGCAACAGTAAGCACGGTAGCAATGTAGCATGTTGCTTTTAAATTTCCGTTCATACCTTCAGTCACCTTCTTAAATGCGTCACCACAGGCGATGATGAACTCCTTCATCTCTACAAGTATCTGAGTACAACCTGGGTCAATCTTAAATATTACCTCTAGGGCTTCTTTTTCTGAATCTTTCAGATACCTTAAGTTATCAGAACCGTATCTAATTATACAGTATACTTTTAGAAGCTCTGTGTGAAAATCACGCAAACCACTGCAAATTGATGATGTCAGTTGACCAGAAAATTGATCTCCTTCGCCATAAGCTTTAATTTTAACAATGGCTAGGTCTGATAGGTCAATTTGATCTATATTAATCTGCTGACCTAGTTTTATTTTATCTAAAATTTCTAAAAGTTCAGATGGGTTTGTTATTTTTATAGAGCTTTCGCCGTCCATTACTTTTCCTTAAATTTATTAGATTATTAATAATATTTGGTTAAATTTGCAGTAATTTCACCCACACTCTAAAACGTGTCGTCAGACTATTAAAACAATGCCCTACCTGTTTTTTCGCAGATGTCTATATACTTAATTGGTTTAACAATAGCTGATACATAGTGCATTGACTCGATCTGATCAGGCGATAGTGTTATTGGCTTATGTGAGTTGTTAATGCTGGTAAATTGATAATCACCATCACGAGTTTTGCTGAAAATCTTAATCATATTGTGACCTTCAATTGTGCGCACAAAAACCTCATCGCCAGATCTAACTGTGGTATTTGGCTCAACAACAACATACTCACCAGATTGAATGCGTGGCCACATGCTATCACCTTTAACCTTTAGTCCGTACGCATCAATGTCGTCGCTGTATATCTTCAGCCAACCATTGTGAGATTCAATCATATCAACAGCACCATCAACACCTAAGAACGCCTCACCGCGTACTTTAACCATTCCTGACGGTACTTTCCCAATAAACTTGATTTCATCTGGCTCTGGTGAATTTTCAGTAAATAAATCTGCAACAGATACACCCAGTGCTTCTGCTATCTTTACTAAAGTGTTTTCTGTATAGCCTTGTATATTTCTTTCAAGGCGAGAAATATTGCCCACATCACTATTAATAGCGGTGGCCAACTGAAGGATTGTTAATCCTTTTTTCTTTCTCAGTTCTCTAATTCTTGTTCCTATTTTCATACCTCAATTCAACTTTATTTATGCGTACAACACAAAGCGTATTGCGCATATTTGATTGTGTGATAATATGCGTATAACGCATTTAAAGGGGGCGATATGCAAACACCATTAAGGAAAATTCGGGTAGAGCTAAACCTAACAATTTCAGACGTGGCTAATGCCATTAATTGTGATGTAGGAAATCTTTCACGATTAGAAAGAGGTATTCAAACAGCTTCTTTGGAACTAGCTGAAAAATTAACAGTTTTTTATCGTGGGAAAATAACTGAGTTAGAGATCTTATACCCACATCGTTATCAACAACAAAATAGCAAAACCGATTAAAGCAGTTAACTACAAGAATTTATCAATGGTGGTAGGAAATGAGTAACCAATCAATAAAACAGGTAGTGAAAGAAATGTGTGATGCGACAGCTGGTGGACGCGAGGCAATGGCTGGTGCGCTTGGTCTGTCTTTAACATCATTCAATAACAAACTTTACGAGAAAAACGGTTGTCGCTCATTTGATTTAAACGAGTTGTTAGCGATGCAAGATATTTCTAAGACCGTTTTATTTGCTGAATTTGTCGCTCGTGAATCGAACCGTTTACTCGTTGACAGAATTAGTCCTGCAGAGTTGGACGAAACTGAGCTGTTTGTACTGCGTAGCAATGTTGACGAAATGCAGGGGCGTTTAGCGTTAATCATGAAGGACAGTTTGGCTGATGGCGTTATTGACGATGATGAAGAGCAAAAAATAAAAATGATGTTGGACGGATTAATTTCGCAGATCCGCACATTTATGAATGCGTTTGTTTCGTTACATCAAAAGAGAAATTAAAGATGGCTATATCCAGAAAGGGTGAAGCCAAAGGTGTACGGCCTCTGGCTTCGGTTTGCAAATTTCAATTGTGTGAAGAGAAATTAGCATGAGTAGATTAGCGCATTTAATACCTAAAAAGCAATTCCGTTGTTTACCTGTCTCGGGTAGTCAGTCGTTCCGCTATGTAGAAATCATAGCCTCTGACGAACAACCAGACAACTACAAGAAACCGGCACATTTGGTAGATAGGCAATCGCTTAAAAAGGCATGGGCTGATTTTTATTTTTCAAGTGGAGAGCGGGCAATGAACAATGAGAACCCAAACCAACTTGATCGCTACTACAAAAATCACAGGGGTATCGTTGTTCATGTTGTTCGTTATGACAGAGAAAAACAGCGTGTCATTTTTATGCTCGATGGTTGTGACGACCCGCAATGTGAACCATTACAACGATTTAAAGAGAAATACACCAGAGTTAAGTGAGGCGTTGCTATGACGACTATTTTTGATGTTGTACAAGCTATGTCAGGGCAGAAAAACGTCATTGTTATTCCTGTTCCCTATTTAGATTTTTTCAAAGGTGATCAGCAAGCTCACGCCTTGTCTGCAATTTTAAATCAACTTGTCTTCTGGTCTGGCGTTTCATCAAGTGCTGATGATGGCTGGTTCTATAAAAGCCATGAAGAGCTGGCAGAAGAAATTCACGGACTTTCTGGTGAAGAGCAAGCTCGACGCCTCGTTGATAAATTACGTAAAAAATATTTCCCTGGTGTGATTGAAACCAAAACAAAAAAGGTCAATGGCACGCCAGTTACTCACTACAAGATAGATGGAAATAAACTTATCTCTATGATTTTCCCGTCTATTTCTGAAACGTCGAAAGTGAGGAATGGAAACGTCGAAAGTGAGGAATCGGAACGTCGAAACTGCGGAATGGAAACCGCAGAAATGCAGAATCATGGAAACGTCGAAAGTGAGGAATCCTATCTTTATACAGATCTTAACTCAGATAGAAACTTACAGATCACTAAAGACCCTTCGTCGCAGAATTCTAACGAATCCAGCGACCAGCCGAAAAATGATTTTTTAACTCGTTATCCAGAAGCAGTGATTTACAGCACTAATTTCCAGAAATGGGGTGATGAAGGTGATTTGAAAACGGCAAAATGGATGTTTGGTCGTGTTAAAAAACTGAATCCATCTGCGCTAGAGCCTACTTGGTATGACTGGGCGAACGATATTCGTTTGATGCGTCAAATCGATGGGCGGACTCATGAGCAAATTTGTGGATTGTTCGACTGGGCCAACAAAGATTCATTCTGGCACCAAAACATTTTAAGCCCTCGTAAATTACGTAAACACTTTGATGAGCTGATCGTTCGTAGCCAAAAGCCAAAGGATGAGCCAAAGGTTCAAGTTGATACCGTTGAACGTGACAGCGCATTCTCACGCCTGATTGGTTCTCGTTCTAAACCTCAAAACCGTATTGAAGAGATCGCACTTGAATTAGCGGGTAAGACAGGTATTCGCCGTATGAGTGAGTTTTCTGGTCGCCAAGCATGGAACAGTATTTGGAAACAAGCGACTGAAATGTCACAGGAGGCTCAGCAATGATTGATTACGCATTGAAATTACAGGAATTAAAAAGCCAACCTGCCCATAAATTAAAAGAAATTGGCGATCAGTGGCGTACACCTGAAAACCTGTATTGGGGTATCAATTCACTCTATGGGCCGTTCACGCTAGATCTATTTACTGATGCACAAAACAGCAAATGCCCGCATTTCTATACCGTTGAGGACAACGCACTCACTCAAGACTGGTCAGCGAAGCTAAAAGAAATCGGCGGTGTTGCCTTTGGTAACCCTCCTTACTCACGTAGTTCATATCACGAAGGTCAACCTTTAACAGGTGTTGGTCACATCATGAGCCATGCATTAGCTATGCGTGAAAAACACGGTCGATATGTTTTTTTATTAAAAGCAGCTACATCAGAAACATGGTGGCCAGAAGAAGCGGATCACGTTTGTTTTATCCGTGGACGTATTGGTTTTGACGTTCCTGAGTGGTTTGTTCCCGCAGATGAAAAACAGAAACCAACGGGCGCATTCTTTGCTGGGGCAATAGTTGTTTTCGATAAAACATGGACGGGTAAAAAATTCGATTACATTCATCGTGATGAATTAGAGCAGATCGGCAAAACATTTATTGAACAAGCAAAATGGCTTGTATCGAGAGGTGTCGCATGAAAATCACAGAGCAAATCTTAGCGTTGTACAAAGTCGGTGAAGTAGTAGATCGCGACATTATTACTCGTGATTTAGAAACCACTTTAGGTGGTGCCTCTCGTGCACTTGCTCATCTCCATAGTCTCGGTGCATTAACCAGAGTTAGTGAAAATTACCCGCTTTACTATCAAGTGACGAATGAGGCTAAAAAAGTTCATAACGCAATGATAGAGGAGCGTAAGTCAGGAGAATCCGTCTACCTCGAAAAGCTAAATGCTCAGAAAGCAAAAAAACGAGGTATTCCAACAATCATATGGGTAAAACACGCCACTTCTAATTTTGCACATATGGGGAAATTACCAACTGAGCCCTACGATTCGTTAGTCAGAGCAGTAAGGAGTAATCACTAATGAACAATAAAAGCTGTCCATTCTGTAACTCTAAAAAACTAGAAGTCATGCAAGTGATGATCAATACATTCACTCGCTGTCAGAAATGTGGAGCAAGAGGTCCTATTGCTAATAACGCGGACGAAGCCCTGAAAGCTTGGGATAAAAGGAGTGTAAACGATGCTAACTAAATACGCGCTGTTTATAGGTTTTTGGTTCGTTCTCATGCTGGCTATTGGGTTGTGGGGGACTTATGCCTGAACTCATGCTCACGTTGCCATTTCCACCTAGTGTTAACTCATATTGGAGAAACATTAAGGGTAGAACGCTGATCAGTGAAAAAGGGCGTAAGTTTCGAATTAACACCATTGCTTCTGTATATGAGCAGTTAAAACGAAAACCCAAAGCTATTAAAGAAAATGTCTCTGTCCTGGTTCGTTTATACCCACCAACAAAACAGCGCAGGGACATTGATAACTTTTTAAAGGCCCCATTTGATGCATTAACACATGCGGGTATTTGGGAAGATGATCAGCAGGTAAAGCATATGGATGTGATGTTAATGGAAGTCGTAAAGGGTGGAAAGTTAGAAATCACTATCCGCTCATTTAATAACGTGATGTACGGTCACGAGTAAAACGTGGAGAGAAATAACATGAATGGATTAATTGTTATTGATGGTGTTCAAATTCGTCGAGATACCGCAGGGCGTTATTGTTTAAATGACCTTCATCGAGTCTCAGGTGGTGAAAAACGGCATCAACCGTCGAATTGGAGTGCTTTGACTCAAACTAAAGAGTTGGTTGATGAAATTTCAACCGCTCCTGAGATCACAGGAGCGGTTCCCATTGTGACCATTGTTGGTGGGCTTAACCAAGGAACATATGTTTGCAAAGAATTAGTGTATGCCTATGCAATGTGGATAAGCCCATCATTTCATTTAAAAGTGATCCGTACTTTTGATGCATTGATAACACAGCAACACGGCGAAAAGTTAGCCGATAAAGTTCAAGCTGGAGTCATATTGCTTGAATCGATGGCAAAGAGCCTGAATTTCTCAAACTCTTCGAAATTAGGGGCATATCAAAAATTACAAGCCATGGCAGGCTTACCCGAATTAGCCCCAGTGTATGCGATTGATGCTCCAAGCGGATCAATGGATGGTTCAAGTCGTCCAACAGTAGCTTTATCAACACTGATTAGAAAACATCAATTACCTATTTCAGCCCAACAAGCTTATAAACGATTAGCCGATCTCGGCATTGTTGAACGTTTATCTCGTCCAAGTACGAAAACTGCTAGCAAAACGAAAGAGTTTTGGTCTGTTACGGCTAGAGGTTGTCAGTTTGGGAAGAACATGACCAGTCCTAGTAATCCTCGCGAAACCCAACCGCATTTCTTTGAGAGTAAAACGGATGAGTTGATTCGCATGGTGATGCTGAATAAACAGGTGAGTGCATGAAATTATTATTAACGCCTTATATTCAGCCAGAGCTTGGTGTTGTGCTACTTAAACCTGGTGCTGAATTACTCGAGCAATTTAAAAAGCATCACCGCGTGATTATTAGTGATGTGCCAAAAAGTTTAGATGTGTTGCCCTCAGGCGCATTAACGGGCGATGAACAGCCGATTTTAAACAATAAGCACATCATTCAATTTCTTAATAGCAAAAAAGTGATCCACGCCATAGATAAGGTTGCACCGATGGATTCGTGGGTTATTAGTAATATCAAATGCTGTCAGATTGATAACGATGAAGACAATTATCATCACCATGAGTTAGTAACGACATTTAATGAGGCTGGCGTGATCCGCACTTGTTGGCATCATGATAACCATATTAGAAATTCATCTGCTGGGTGGGTTGCTGAATTAGCTCATAAAAATCGTATCGATTGGATGTTAGATACTATTCGTAGTCGTTTGAGATTAGATAGTGGCCACCAGCTAACTACTCCTGATTTTTTCTCATTTGCAGTTATGCATAACTTGGTCGATGAATTGCCAGAAGCAGTATTACGGCAAATTTTAAATTGGTCAGATAAACAAGAGGAACGCAAGGTTCATGGTGGTTTTCCTGAAGCTGACATTATTCCAAGTAACGTAACCGCACTATCAGCAATGAATGAACGTTTAGATGCGATAAAGCCGGTTATTAAAGTTGCTATCGATCCAGAGCCACCAGCGTCATTTCTCCTGAAACCTAAAATGCAACGTTGGGAGAATCTTAAATGGCTTCAATGGGTGAAGACTCAACCGTGTTGCGTGTGTGGACAACAGGCTGATGATCCGCACCACATCATCGGTCATGGCATGGGAGGCATGGGAACGAAAGTTCACGACTTATTCACTATTCCATTATGTCGCATTCATCATGACGAGTTACATCGTGACCCCAAACTATGGGAAGCCACTCATGGCAATCAACTCGAATTGTTATTTCATTTTTTAAACCGTTCATTAGGCATCGGTGCATTTATTTAACGTGTGTACGGCACGAGTGGAGGAAATATGCCAATTTATGCGCATGACTTGGAATATTTAAGTGATATGGCATCGATAGCTACATCAAACTTAAGAGCTTCAACAAAAGGTCAGTTAGAAGCATTTGAAGATTTTGGGTTAACAGACACGAGAGCAACACCGAGAGTTAGAATGCGAGATTTAAAATTAAACGGCCGTTTTGTTTGTCGTGATACTGATCCAATCTATGTATTAGAAACTCGCTGTCGTCGAACTCCAAAGCCGATGATAAATCCTGTGGATTTTTTATTATGCTCTTGGCGTAGGGCTATTAATGCATTAACTGAAGAGCAACATTCATGGATAATGTATTGTTATGGACATAGTTTGAAATTTGAGCATCAAGTTAATATCAGTGTTCATGTATGGTCTGAATTTGAAAAACAGCATAAAGGTAAAAAGATAACTAAAAAGGTTAAAGAACGACTAAGATCATTAGTCTGGCTATCGGTTCAGACTTGTACTGGCCGTAATTATTCACAAACAGATCTGTCCAGGTTGGTGGGTGTTAAGCGTGATAATTGGAACAAAAACTATCAAGTATATTGGGATTGTCTACTTCATGTATGTTATGAGCTAGATAAATTGGCATTACTTTCCATGAGGCGAGCTAGAATCGAGCAGATTAATAAAAATAATCACGACAACTTGCAAAAGTCAACAAAATAGGCCATATTTAAGTCTAATTTGGTATGTTGCCAAAATTGTTTATAACCTCGCCTCGGCGGGGTTTTTTGTTACAGAAACAGTGCCCCTCATAGTCCCTACGCAGAGCGGAGAAGTCTGGTTTGCGATACACTTGGGGCTTTCTAATTTGGTGTAATTCCACCATTTTAACTCCCCCGAATTCGAGGGAATAGCAACCTGCAAGTTATCATTATAAGCTCATCCATCCGGAAATTCCGGATAGTTCCTTGATATGTGATCTAATGGTAAGAACAACTTAACTATTTTACATGTTATCTCTTTGTGTACACAACAATAAGAGGTATTTATGTATCATCATTACTATGTTCATACATCTACTGATAATCATGGTGATTATGAGGTTCATCAAGATGGTTGCGACCATATGCCTAACGCGTCAAACCGGCAATATTTAGGTTATTTTACCAGTTGTGCTCAGGCTGTTTCTCAAGCAAAGGCTAATGGGTATAGAACTGCTGATGGTTGTTATTGGTGTTGTAGAGAATGTCATACATCATAAATAAAAATGTATGAATTAATTAAAGATCGCCTAGGCGGTCTTTTTTATTATCTAAAATAAGGAACGAAATTATGTACGCACTTAAATTAATTACTGAACGTGAAGGGCGTAAAGTGGAAGAAGTCCACTGCTTAGGAGAAATGTACCGCCTAGAGTTTTACCCAGAATCAGAAAATAAAGATATCGTGGCGCGGGTTGAACACACAAAGAAAGATGCTATCCCTTCATTTGATATTAAGCGTACAGATCATGCTTACATTACGACAGTAACAGGTGATACTGTTCGGGTTATTTCCAGAGGCAGAAAAGCTTACCAGTAAGGTCATTTCGGTGGCCTTTTTTATTGGAGAAAATATGAAAAATTTATTTATTAATCTATGTGTAAAGCTATCTGGTAAGACTAAAGAGCAATTAAATCTAGCTTGGTCATTTCATTATTTCGTTACCCGATCTAAATATAAAGCTTATTGGCGAGCTGTATTTCATTAATTATCGAAAACCTCATGCAGAGATATCGATAATTGCACACTGGGTGGAGTTGTGCCCACCATCTATTTATATGCAGACCACAGTATCAATCACACACTAATCACTTCACACAAGAGCTGTGAGTCGGCGTTCTATTTAAGAGAGGTAGTTATGAGCAATCAAAATGAAGGTGGATTTTCAGGGGTTATTGGCACGGATGGTAATTTGAACCTAGAGGAACGAGTAGAAGCATTAGAGCTTGCATTACTCCAGCAAAGTGAAGCTATCCTCACCTTAAGCAATAGAATAGGTAAGTCAGCAGAGTGTGGAGATGATGTTATTTTTGTAGATAAATTAACAGCACCCCCAACAAAGCTCCGTTCTTAATGACTACAATTGAGTAAACTTACCTTGCTCCAGGGCGTTTTCTTTTAATTGTTCAGCAAGATGTTTTAGTTTTTCTTTTACACTATCATCAAACCCTTGGTGATCAACTGTTGCCGTAATCACACCTGCGAGAGCAAGTGCATTATCACGCGGAATTACACATCCGAGATATCCGAATGCGATTCGAAGTGCTGCAACTTCATCTTGTATTTCTCTGAGTGTTTTATCTTTTTCAACAATCGGCATCAATATTCTCCACCGAAGTAAGTCAGCCATTCCTTCGGTTAATTACACTGGGCTGACCCATTAGTTTATCTTAAGTCTAATATTCGCACGTTTAACTTACTCACATTAATAAAACTCAGGACTACATATATGCAAGAGCCGTTAACAGGCACAGCAACCGCCTCGTTAGCGGGTGTCTCTATTGTAGGTCTCTATTCAGGTATGGACGCAGGCGTTGTTATCGGTGCGTTCGCAGGGGCAGTGATATTTGTATTATCTGCTCATGATATCCGGCTGTTAAAACGATGGGCGTATTTCACGGTTGCATTTGCGATTGGGATATTAGGCGCTGATTTCATGTCGTCACTATTGAGTGGCATTGTCGGAGATAGAGAAGTCGATCGCTCTGTTGGTGCCATGTTCTCATCGGCTGGTTTGGTTGGTGTGTTAGTAACGATATCTAAACCCGGCGCGCTCACAGACAGTATCAACAACGTTATTAACAACCTGATAGATAAATTCAGAGGAGGTGGAAGATGACCATCTCAATGTTTTGGATTTACGTCAATTTTTTCTCATGCTTATTCGCTGTTATTCGTCTTGTTAACTATGAGCGTAACGGCGCTAAATACAAATTCTTTCCGTCACTTATAGCATGGGTTCTCATTGTTATGCTTGGTTCTATCCCACTACGCATATTAACGAATGACTACGCTCATGCAGATCCATTTGAAGTCGGAATCAATATCACACTATGCGCACTAATAATTCTTAGTCGTGGGAATGTGATGCAAATATTTAGAGGGGTTAGTAAAAATGACACTCGGTGAGAAACAACGCAAGTTCACTCGCATGATTGCGGACTTAATTATTTTTGCCTACGACAACGGATATGAGTTGACATTCTCGGAAGCATACCGAACACCAGAGCAAGCACAGTTAAATGCTAAATCAGGTGCCGGTATTAAAAACAGCTTACATACACAACGCCTAGCTGTGGATTTCAACCTATTTAAAGATGGCAAATATCTAACAGCATCAAGCGACCATAAATTGCTTGGTGAATATTGGGAATCTATCGGCGGTACGTGGGGCGGTCGATTCAATGACGGCAATCACTACTCGTTAGAGCACAATGGCGTTAAGTGATATGGGGATAATAACAAAAGAGCTTTTAAAGCTGCTGGCAAAGTATTTTGTTGCATTTATCCCCCTGTTGGTGATTTGGTTTTTTGTTCATCAAAACTCAAATCTAAAGAGAGATATTGACGAGTTGGAAAAAGATAAGTCATCACTCACAAAGCAGCTATCACAGCAAATCGAAATCAACAAAGACTACCAAGCCCGTATCACTCGATTAAATCAACTCGATATTCGTTACTCACAGGAGTTAGCTAGTGCAAAGAATGAAATCGACACTCTTCGTGATGCTGTTAGCTCTGGCTCTAAGCGGGTGTACGTCAAAGCTGAGTGTCCAACAGTTACCAAGAATTCCACCGAAAGCGGAAGCAATGAAGCCACCGCACGACTTAACAAAGCAGTTGAACAAGATTATCTACGTCTCAGAGAAATGATAGTCGAGAACGAACAGCAAACGTTGTATTTGCAGAATTACATTAGAACGGAGTGTGTAAATTAAAAAAGCCCATGTGAGGTATGGGCTGAAAAGTAAGGTATTGAACTAGAGGAGAGGATTGTTGTTATAAGAGTAGAGGTAGTATAACGAGGAGACTATCCATTGTCTTTGTGCTACCTCAATAAAAATGCGCTCACATAGAAATGGAGCGCAAAATAAAAATAGGCAAAAAGTTTATATACAATAATGGCTAATCAAATGACTGAATAGATAAAGTCAAATTTCATATACAGAATATACATGGGCGAGATATTAAATAATGATACCAGTCAAAGAATTAAGGATTTGCTATAAAAAGAAATAAAAAAAGCCCTACGTAGGGTACGAGGGCAAACTAGCAAGATATCAATCAAAGTATAGCGATGTTTACTTAGTATAGCTTAGGTAAATATATATACCAGATTGATTATTCTTATCTATCTCCTACCTAAATAAACAGCGTAATATAAAAATAACCCTGTGAGTTTGATTTCACAGGGCGGCTGAATTTAAGCAAAAATAAATACATATTAATCATACTGCTATTTTTATTTCGTGCCAATAGAAGAAAACGTAGCGTTGTCGTTGTCTCCTATGTTAGCCATGACCTGTTTTATTCTCGACAGATAGCGCATAGTGAGAGTTAAAAACAATGAATACCACCGCCTTAGCTATTTTCGGTCATTATCAGCAACGTCAGCTGTAGGTAGAAGAAACGGCGTGACTATGGAGAGACATAACACATTTAATTCTACAAACGTCATTCATTGAGTGGCGTTGATAGAGTTTATTTAGATAGCCATCAGTTAATTACTGGTGGCTTTTTTATTGGAGAACATTATGCCAGATGATCAGATTAACTATGATGCGATAGGTCGTGATGTGTATCTATCCAGAAGAATACATTCTTTAATTAAAATCAGACAATGTGAGTTAAAACATATTTCCGTTTTAATAAATGAATATTGGGATCCTTACAGCGATCAACGTAATGAATACATGCTCTTTGATTGCAATGAAGTTCCAGCGTTAATTGAATCAATTCAATATATCGATAATCAACTTAAAGAATTGCTTCCAGAGCAGAATAAGTGGGCCAAGATTGCAGGTGGTGAACCTATTGTTATTGAGGGATTAAACGATGTCAGATAACAGTATTCAATTAAAATTCTCAGTAGATACAAGTGGCTTAGATAAGTTAGAAGAACAACTCAATCGTATTAAGCAACTAATGCAAGATGTAGGTGTGAAGCCTAAATCAATCCCACCGCTCTTCTTTCAGTCTTCTGGTGAATTCTTTATTAAAGATGCCTTTATTAATTCTGCTGAATTCAAAGGTGTGCTTGTCAGTAATAAGTCAGAGCATGACATCAATGCTCAGCTAGCCGATTTACGTATGCGAGCTGATCGACAAGATGCAGGTATCAATGAGCTAATGCAGGCGCGAGAAATTGAACGTTATGCGTGGGCTAGACTTACTAACGAGCTAAATAACAGAACGTGGTGCAGTCAGAAGTAAAGGTGAAAATACCCTATGTTCAATAAAGGGTATTATTCTCCACTTTAAATTATAGGAAATAACATGCCACCTCGTATACCTCGCGCATGTCGTAAACAAGGATGCGCCAAGACAACAATAGAACGTAACGGTTACTGTGAAGATCATCAAAACTTAGGATGGGAAACCCACCAGCGTGGTAAGTCTCGTCATCAACGTGGTTATGGTACCCAATGGGATAAGTTACGATCACGCATACTCAAGCGTGATAAATATCTGTGCCAGGAGTGTTTAAGAGTAGGACGAGCAACCGAAGCTAAAACAGTCGACCATATCATTGCTAAGGCACATGGGGGTACCGATGCAGAAGATAACCTGCAGTCGTTATGCATTCCATGTCACAGAACCAAGACAGCAAGGGAAGGAAAATAATGACACTACCTGATTTACCACTAGCCCAGAATGAATACCAAGCAACATTATTTGCGAAGGCTTATGCAGATAGCATTAAAACATACTCTCGGTTAATGGAGCTAAAACGTAAACGGATAGAAGCACAAGAAGAGTCAGCGCCTGAATGGTTCTTGCGTATGGTAGATATCGACATAGATTACATACTTTTTCGTATAGAACAGCTTGAACACTGGGGATGTGATGATGATCCTAGAGCGCTTGCATCAAATATTGAACAGCGTATTCGCATTGTTTTTGACATGGTATCTAACTTTTTAAAACCATCAAGGATGCTATGGGGAAACGTTAAACGAACAGAGGCTTGGCTTGCTGAGTCGGTTAAAGCGGACACTCTTAAGGGAAATAATTCCGTAGCTTAAAGCTACCCTATTGTTCATAGGGGAGGGGCGGGTCAAATCCCTACCACTCTCGCCACCTAGGACCGCCCCCTTACCTCTTTTCACATCACCGCAGGTTAGAAAACTTTTTTTGGGGAACCCCACGCGATTATTGATAGGAGATTTCTATTATGGCTGGACCGCCTAAAACCCCGTCACATCTGCAATTGGTGAGGGGGAACCCATCAAAACGACCGATTAATAAAAAAGAGCCAAAACCGCCAAAAGGGGTACCCCCAACTCCGAAGCATTTCACTAAGCAAGGTAAGTATTGGTTTAAGCGTATTGCTGAAGAACTTGATGCAATGGGTGTCATGAGTCAGATGGATGCTAAGGCATTGGAGTTACTCGTCGAAGCTTACACTGAATATCGACATCATTGTGATGTTCTCGATGAAGAAGGCTATACCTACAAAAACAATACAGAAAGTGGATTGATGATAAAGGCGCATCCATCTGCTGCAATGAAGGCAGACGCATGGAAACGTATTCGCGCCATGTTAAGTGAATTTGGTATGACTCCCGCTTCTCGAGCAAAAGTCACTATGAACACTCCTGCCGAAGAAGATCCTTTTGAGGCATTTTTGAAAAAGCGCAAATGATGAATGGCAATCGTAGCAGATGGAATTCAGTACGCCGAACAGGTGGTTGCTGGAGAAATTGTTGCGTGCGAACTGGTACGTTTAGCGTGCCAACGGTTTTTGAATGATTTAGAGCATGGGCCTGAGCGTGGCATCTATTTCATTGAAGATCGCGCACAGCACATACTCGATTTTTATAGTTTTATTCCTCATGTCAAAGGAGCATTAGCTGGTAAACCCATTGATTTAATGCCTTGGCATGTATTTATCTTAATTAATATTTTTGGTTTTGTTATTCCGTTAATTGATGAACAAACGGGTAAAGAAGTTGTGGATGAAGACGGTGATATTGTCTTTGTTCGTCGTTTTCGCACAGCTTATAACGAAGTTGCACGTAAAAACGCAAAATCCACATTGTCATCAGGTATTGGGCTTTATATGACCGGTGCTGATGGTGAGGGCGGTGCCGAAGTTTACTCAGCAGCTACGACGCGTGATCAGGCTCGTATCGTATTTGAAGATGCGAAGAACATGTTGAAGAAGTCTAAAGCGACACTGGGCCGTTTATTTGAATTTAATAAACTCGCTATTTATCAAGAAAGAACCGCTTCTAAGTTTGAACCTCTTTCTAGTGATGCTAATAACCTCGATGGTTTAAATATTCACTGCGGTATTGTTGATGAATTACATGCGCACAAAACTCGTGATGTGTGGGACGTATTAGAAACCGCCACTGGTGCGCGTCTGCAGTCTCTTCTTTTTGGGATCACTACGGCGGGTTTTAATAAAGAGGGGATTTGTTACGAACTACGGGATTACGGTATTAAAGTGCTTCGTGGCCAAGTGGATGATGATTCGTTTTTCGCGATTATTTATACCTTAGATAAGGACGATGATCCCTTTAATGAAACCGTGTGGCAAAAAGCGAATCCGGGGCTCGGTGTTTGTAAGCGCTGGGATGATTTACGCCGTTTAGCCAAGAAAGCCAAAGAGCAGGTTTCTGCACGAATTAATTTCTTCACCAAACACATGAATATTTGGGTCACAGCCGAATCTTCATGGATGGATATGATGAAGTGGGATAGTGCGCCTGAGCTTGCATCACCACAAGAATTGAAAGCTTATCCGTTATGGGTGGGGGTTGACCTTGCCAATAAAATTGATATTTGTGCGGCAGCTAAAGTATGGAAACAACCTGATAACGGTCATGTTCATGCTGATTTTAAGTTTTGGTTACCCGAAGACCGGCTTGAGCGTTGCTCTAAACAAATGGCGGAGCTTTACCGCAAATGGGCTGATATGGGATATCTCGAATTAACTGATGGTGAAGTTGTCGATCACGCTCAAATTAAAGAAGAAATCATTGAATGGGTGACGGGCGAGAACTTAAACGAACTGGGTTTTGACCCGTGGAGTGCGACACAGTTTAGTTTATCACTCGCTGAAGAAGGGCTACCCCTTGTTGAAGTTGCTCAAACGGTTCGTAACTTCTCTGAGTCCATGAAAGAGATTGAAGCACTGGTTTATGCGGGTAAGTTTCATCATGGCCAACACCCTGTTATGAACTGGATGATGTCGAACGTCACGGTTAAACCGGATAAAAACGACAATATTTTCCCTAATAAATCCACACCCGAGGCAAAAATTGACGGCCCTGTTGCACTATTTACGGGTATGAGTCGATTATTGGTGAATGGTGGAGATCAGGAACAAAACCTCTCTGATGTCCTCGCTTCTCGAGGCTTACGCTCTCTCTAAGGAAATTTAATGAAATTTTTAACAATAACAGCCTTATTGGTTGGGATTGCGGGTGCCTTTTTGTTGTCATGGGGCGCTTGGTTAATTTACTCACCGATGGGGTATATTTGCGCGGGTTTATTGTGCCTTTTATGGTCATACCTTGTTTCAAGAGCGCTTGGACAACCTAGAAATAACAAGGAGGAATAATGTTTTTTCCTGGGTTATTTCAGAAATCTCAGAAAGAGATGACCTCATCAGAACTGAGTGAGTTAATTGGATTGTCTTATGACACTTATTCTGGTCGAAGAGTGAGTACACAACTCGCTATGCAACTGACTTCTGTATTTAGTTGTATTCGTGTTCTTGCAGAATCGGTAGGGATGTTGCCATGCTCTTTATATGAACAATTAGAAAGAGGAAATAAACGCGCCACCAAAGAACGGTTACACAAATTACTGGCGGTTAAGCCCAATAATTACATGACACCACAAGAGCTTTGGGAACTATTAATTGCCTGTTTGTGTTTAAGGGGGAATTTTTATGCTTATAAGGTGTACGCCTTAGGCGAAGTGGTTGAATTACTACCTCTCGATCCTAGTTGTGTCACGCCAAAATTAAATAGCCAATGGGAGCCTGAGTATCAGGTGACATTTCCAAATGGTAAAAGTGAAACACTGACACAGCAAGAAATCTGGCATGTGCGGATTTTTACTCTTGATGGTCTAGTGGGATTAAGTCCGATCGCCTATGCACGTCAAGCCATTGGTTTAGGATTAGCCACCGAAGAGCATGGTTCGCGTTTATTTGGAAACGGTGCGGTGACAAGTGGTGTATTACAAACGGATCAATATCTAAAAGATGATGCTTACGAAAGACTGAAATCTGACTTCGGTGAACGGCACCAAGGGTTAGCCAATGCACACAAACCGATGATTTTAGAAATGGGGTTGAAGTGGCAACAAATCAGTTTATCGGCTGAAGATGCGCAATTTCTTGAAACACGAAAGTTTCAGTTAGAGGAAATTTGCCGTATTTTTCGTGTTCCTCTCCATATGGTGCAAAACACCGATCGTGCCACATTTAATAACATTGAAAACTTGGGTATTGGTTTTATTAATTACTCACTTGTTCCCTACCTTATTCGTATAGAGCAACGCATTAATGCAGGACTAGTAAAAGCCAGTAAACAAGGCACTTTTTATGCCAAATTTAATACTGGTGCTTTATTACGTGGTGACATGAAATCGCGATTTGAAGCCTACTCAACAGGCATTAACTGGGGGATTTATTCGCCTAATGAATGTCGTGAACTCGAAGAGTTAAATCCTCGTGAGGGTGGTGATATTTATCTCACACCGATGAACATGACCACTAAGCCAGAAACCCAAAAACAAGAGGAGAAAGCGCATGCCGATGACGACCAAACAACGGCTTGATGTGCCATTGAAAATTAAGTCTGTTAGTGACTCTGGTGAGTTTGAAGGCTATGGCTCCGTTTTCGGGGTAAAAGACAGTTATGCCGATATTGTGATGCCGGGGGCTTTTCTTAATTCCCTGAGTCAGTGGAAAGAAAAAGGTACGTTACCTGCTTTACTTTGGCAACACCAAATGGCTGAGCCTATTGGTATTTATACCGAGATGAGAGAAGACAGCACCGGACTCTATGTAAAAGGTCGCCTGTTAATTGATGACGATCCTTTATCTAAACGTGCACATGCTCATATGAAGGCCGGATCACTCTCCGGCCTTTCTATTGGTTACATTCTTAAAGATTATGAATATGACCGCAGTAAAGATGCCTTTCTACTGAAAGAAATCGACCTATGGGAAGTCAGCTTAGTGACGTTTCCTTCCAATGATGAAGCGCGAGTCAGTGATGTGAAATCGGCATTTGCTCGTGGTGAATTACCTACACAAAAAAGTATTGAGCGAGTCCTGCGCGATGTTGGGCTTTCGCGAACACAAGCCAAGGCTTTTATGGCCAAAGGCTACGATGCACTTTCTCTGCGTGATGTTGAGCAAGAAGCATTAGAAACATTGAAATCTATTTTTAAATAATAAAGGAAAAATTATGGCTATTGATCATAAAGACGTCAGTGAAGTTGCGCAGGAATTAAAAGGTCAGTTTGATGAATTTAAAAAGTCGAATGATAAACGTATCGATGCAATTGAAGCTGAAAAAAGTAAGTTATCAGCAACCGTTGATACCTTAAATGAAAAATTATCAGAGCTGGATGAATTAAAAAGCAATTTAGAAGCGGAACTTGCTTCAGTAAAACGTCCAGATGGTAACGTGACGAATAAAGATGTCTCTGAGCATAAAACCGCGTTTGAATTATTTGTGCGTAAAGGTACAGATGATGGCCTTGCGGAATTAGAGCGTAAAGCAATGCAGGTCGGTTCAGATCCTGACGGCGGTTATGCGGTACCTGAAGAACTGGATCGTAATATCATTACGGCATTGCGTGATGAAGTGGTTATGCGCCAAGAGTGTAATGTGATTACGGTTGGCACAGAGAAGTTTAAACGCCTGATTAATCAAGGTGGCACTAATAGTGGATGGGTGGGTGAAGTGGATAAACGCCCTGAAACCAACACATCAAAACTCGCCTCTATTGAGCCTGTATGGGGAGAAATTTACGGCAACCCTGCTGCTACTCAAACTATGCTTGATGATGCCTTTTTTAATGTTGAGCAATTCATCACCAGTGAGTTAGCCACAGAATTTGCGGAGCAGGAAGAAGCGGTATTTACCCACGGTGACGGTATTAAAAAGCCTAAAGGCCTGTTGGCATACGGCAGTGACGATAAAGGCGACAAAGAGCGTGAATGGGGTAAGTTACAGCATTTGTTATTGAAAAATCCGACGGAAATCACCGCGGATGAAGTCATGAAATTGATTTACACCATGAGAAAGGTTTATCGTACAGGTGCTAAATTTATGATGAATAACAATACATTATTCCAAGTTCGCACACTGAAAGATGCTCAAGGTAATTATTTGTGGCAACCCGGTCTGCAATTAGGGCAACCTTCAGCATTATTAGGGTATGGCATTGCAGAAAATGAGCAATTTGCTGATGTCTCTGCTGATGCTGTGCCGATTGCTTTTGGTAACTTCAATCGCTGTTACACCATTCTTGATCGTATTGGTGTTCGTATGTTACGTGACCCGTACACCAACAAACCGTTTGTACATTTCTATACGACGAAACGCGTTGGCTCTATGTTAGTTGACAGTAATGCGGTGAAGTTACTGAAAGCTGGAGCCACTAAATAATCTGAGTTTATGTATCTCAGTTTCATAGATACCGCTTAATTGCGGTTTTTTTGTGCCTGCGATCGAGATAGGTCGCAGGATTTATTGGAGGTTTCATGGCATTTCCAACTATCGATGAATTGAAACGCCAATGTTATATCGATGGTGATCAGGATGATGATTTGCTTCAACAAAATCTATCGTCAGCGATAGCCGAAGTGGAAAGATTAACAAACCGAAAATTGTATGATGATGAAATACCTGAAAATGATCATTATGGCTTACTTCTTTCCGAAGATATAAAAATAAGGCTCATGCAAATGGTTAGTTTTTGGTATGAGAATCGTGAAGGTCAATCACTCCCCGAGTCGCTATGTAATGCATTGCGTGAATATCGTATCAGACCTATGCGAGGGCAATCATGAAAGCAGGAAGATTGCGCCAAACTGTCATATTTCAACAGAACGTACCCATTAAATTACCTTCAGGGCAACTTAAAAAAGAGTGGGTTGATATCGCTTCAGTGCGATGCGAAGTAAAACATCTTTCTGGTCGTGAGCTGATATCCGCTAATGCTGAAATGTCAGAGGTTACTGTGAGAGTGTGGATGCGCTATCGACCCGATATTAACAGTACCTGCAGAATGGTTTGGCGTGAGCAAATTTATGATATTCAGTCAGTCATCCCTGATGAGAAATTGACTCGATTAGAATTGCTATGCAAACAAGGAGTTAAACAATCATGAATTTGGATTTCTCCGATCTACTCGACTTATCAAGAGAGTTAGATGTTTTAAGCCGAGCTGAAAGTCATCAAGCGATGCGAAAAGCAACCAATGCGGCCGCAATGTTATTACGTGATGAAATCAGAACGTCTGCACCACGAAAGACGGGAAAACTAGCACGAAATATAGTGACTCGTAATCACAGAATACGCAATAAAGGTGAGGTTTCTTCGGGCGTTTATGTTCGAGGGAGTAACGCATCAGGCACAAACAGTGATAACTCTATGAAAAGTGATCATCCTAATAATGCCTTTTATTGGCGCTTTCTTGAAGAGGGCACTTCTAAAATGGCGCCAAGACCTTTTATACGTCCCACTTTTGATCGTGAATCGGATAAGGCAGCCAATTTAGCCATTAGCGAATTAAATAGAGCGATTGATGAGGCGCTAGGAAAATGACAGAGGCGGATATCTACGCAATTTTATCACCTGTATTACCTGATAAAGTTTTTCCGTATGTTGCTCCACAATCAAACCCTGCAATAACAGCGCCTTGGTGTGTCTTCTCTTTGTACGATGTCAAAGGCGATGTACTGAAGGGGCAAGCCGAAACAATGACGAATATTCAGGTTGATGTTTATGCCGATACGATTGATGAGGCGAGAACGCTTCGCTTGTTATTTGCTAATGCCTTAACAAAATTAAGCCCTGTTGAAATTTCAGAGAAACAAGACTACGAGCTAGATACAGGATTGTTTAGAGCAACATTTGAGTGCCAAGTTTGGCAATAGCATCGCCTTATTATTCACACTAAAGCCACCTTCGGGTGGTTTTTTATGCCAATAGGAAATGATCATGTCTAGTAAATATGAAAAAACACAAGGCACTAAAATCAGTGTCTCGAAATTACCCGCAACTGAAGTTAACCCTGCTGATGCGGTATTTTTAGGGATTTCTTGTTCAACAAAAGAAATCAGTTATACCGGTGGGCAGAAATCAGATATTGATGTCACTACGCTCTGCTCTGAGGAGCAAGAAGTTACCAATGGATTATCCGCACCTGCAGAACTCACCATTAATGGTAATTTCACCGATGATGAAGGCCAAGAAACATTACGTACCGCGTATGAAAATGATGAAGTTCATGCATTTAAAGTGGAGTTCCCTTCGGGTATTGGCTATGCCTTTTTAGCCGAAGTGCGTCAAAACAGTTGGAGTGTTTCTACTTCAGGTGTGGTTTCCGCTTCATTTACTCTACGTTTAAAAGGTAAATCTAAGCCGATTAAAAACGGGACTGTTAATTTAAATAAAGGTAGCGAATAACCATGAAAAAACCGTCATTAAAATCACTGGCTTTAAGTGAAAAGAATGCCTTTCGCACAAAGAAAGTGAATGTTGCTGAATGGGAAAATGCGGTTGTTATGCTTCGTGAGCCGTCATCACCTGCGTGGATGAAATGGCGTGAAATTATTCATCATGATAATGCTGAAGATGAACATTCGTTATCTGACATTGAAATTGCACAACGTAATTTACGTGCCGATGTTGTGATGTTTATTGATGTGTTGCGTGATGAAAACGGGGATGTTGTTTTTGATGAATCAGACATCAACGATGTGATGGCTATTTATGGCCCAGTACATTCTCGTTTATTAAAACAAGCGCTCGATTTAACTATTTCGGTTGATGATGCAGAAAAAAAGTAGCCCAGCCTGATACTTTCTTTTTAATGACATTGGCGCTCCGCATGGGGCGCACTCTTGATGAACTCACTCGCCAAATGAGCTTGAGTGAACTTCGGATGTGGATGGCTTTTGATCGCATTAATCCCATCGGTGATATTCGTAGTGATATTCAAACAGCACATATCGTTTCTTCTATTTATCACTCTCAAGGCGGTAAATGCACGCTTTCTGATGTGCTTTTACGGTGGGATCCCAAAGCAACCCAAGAAAGTGATGATAGTTCTAATGGGTTAGAGAATTTCTTTCAGTCTATTTCAGAAAATTAATTATTTTTGCGAGGATAAAATGGCAAAACTGCGTGAACTGATTATTAAAATTTCTGCTAATTCTTCCTCGTTTCAATCTGAAATAGCGCGGGCTTCGCGTATGGGAGAAAACTATTATCGGATCATTGAGCAAGGCGGGCGACGCGCCAGTGGTGCATCTCGTGAAATGCAACGCGCTATCCATGATCTAAATGGTGAGTTATCCTCCATTAAAAATACTGTATCAGGCGTTGCGGGTGCATTTGCAGGGGCTTTTGCAACACAGCAACTTATCAATTATGCAGACGTATGGAGTCAACTCAGCGGTCGATTAAAATTAGCGTCTACGTCGATGGAAGATTTTAAGCAAGCACAGCAAGAGTTAATGACGCTGAGCCAAAGAACAGGCACATCGATTGCAGCGAATACGAATCTATACAGCCGTGTTGCACAATCCATGCGTGATGCGGGGTATGCTTCAAGTGATGTTGCGAAAGTCACCGAAACCATTGCAACTTCATTAAAGCTCTCTGGTGCCAGCGCTGAAGAAACCAGCTCTGTTATTACACAGCTAAGCCAAGCATTAGGTTCTGGTGTTCTTCGTGGAGAAGAGTTTAATGCTGTCATGGAAAATGGTGGCCGATTAGCAAAAATGCTGGCTGATGGTATGGGAACGACGATTGGAGGTCTGCGTGAAATGTCGCAAAGTGGACTACTCACGATGGATAAAATTGTTCCTATCCTGACGAATACGCAACAGTTACGAGCCGAATTTGAGCAATTACCAGCCACGGTAAGTGGGTCTGCACAGAAGATTGAAAATGCGTTCATGGCATGGATCGGCAATGTTAATGAAACATCAGGTGCTACTCGCACACTATCAACCGCAATGGAGGGTATCGCGAACAATATTGATGGTATAGCCTCTGTTTCTGGTGTGTTAATTGGCCTAGGTCTGGCTCGTTATTTTGGTGGGTTAACAACGAGTGTGGCGAATGCAACCATTGGGGTTGCGCGTGCAACAAAAAGTGAAATAGCACATGCTCAAGCTCAATTGCAAGGTATCAAAATATCAACGGCTAGAGCAAGGGCGGCAGTCTATCGTGCTCAACAGGCAAGGTTAGCGGCACAAAGTGCCGAGCAACAAGCATTAGCTGAACGTCGATTAGCTTCCGCGCAGGCAACATTAAATCGAAATATATCAGCAAGGCGCACTGCTCAAGAGAATCTTAATCGAATCACATCGACAGGATCTCGATTAATGAGTGGTGCCATGGGGCTAATAGGTGGGATACCCGGACTCGTTATGGCAGGTGCTTCTGCTTGGTACATTATGTATCAGAATCAAGAGGAAGCGAGGCGTTCTGCTCGTGAATATGCCGAAACTATTAATCAGGTACAAGAGAATTTAAGAAAGATGTCTCTTCCTGATGTATCTGACAATTACGATAAAACGAACGATTCACTCACTGAACAAAATAGGCTGGTTACAGAGCAAAAAGGTAAAGTTGATGATCTAGAGAAACAAATTAGAGGTTACCAGCAGATGCTTGCATCACCTGGGCCTAAGATGGGTGATTTCATGATAAATCATCTAACTAGTGAAGCTGATGTTGTTAATCAATTAGCTGAAGCTGAAAAAGATCTTGCAGCAGAAAAAGAACGCCTCATTCAAATGCAAGAGAAATCGACGGGAATTCAGTCTGCATTAAAAAACATTGAAGAACAACGAGTATTCTTAATTCGACAACAGGCTTCAGAGCAAAACAAAGCTCATCAAGCCTTGTTGTTTATGAATGCTGAGCAAACGAAGTTCAATCAGATCATGAATATTGGTAACAACATGCTCGCTACTCGGCAGGCATTAGTCAATATTCCTATGCGTATTCCTAATGCACCACTAGATGATAAACAGCAGACGCTAATAAATAACTCTGAGCGAGATAAAATTCTCTCTTCATTAACGGGTGAAGCTAGAGTTATTAAACAGGCCGAATTTTCTGCCGATGATGTGGGGTTAACCAACACGCCAGAGCATGCCGAAAATCGCCAGAAATATATTAATAACCTAGTGACAGCTTTTCAAAATAGAGAAAAGCTAAATGAATCTCTTAAAACAGGAAAGGCAACACAAAGCGCCTATGAAAAAGCGCAAAAAGAAGCTGAAAGAACCGCAGAACAATATGAGCGGAAGATAGCTGATTTAAGTGTGGCAACAGAGGTTCAGAAGGTTAGGGCTTCACAAGGCGAAAAAGCCGCTTCTCTTTATGCAGCATCACATGAAAATGGGGCTAAATGGACGGATAAGCAAAGAGAAGCGATTGAACGCTCATCTGTCTCTCTCGCAGAATGGACACAAAAAGCAGATGATGCCGTGAAAAAGCATCGTGATATGGAAGATGCTCGCAAAAAACTGCAAGAAGCCACAGTTAAATTTAACGATGAAGCTACGTTAGCAACTCAAACCAATAGCATGAGTTCAAGAGAAAAAAGCTACTTTGAAGAAAGCCAGCAAATAGACCGTATCTACAATGAATCTGCAAAGAAAACAGAAGATATTGAAGCCAGATCTAAAGCATTAGATGCATTGGAAAATAAATATCGAAGTATTGCTCTTGCTGAATCTGACTGGACTGCAGGTATAACACGTGGAATGAAAGATTGGGTTCAAGAAAGCGGTAACTACGCTACTCAAACAGCTTCTGTTGTTCAAAATGCAATGGGAGGAATGGTTGATACTATTAGCGATAAATTAAATGGTAATAAAGCCAGCTGGAAAGATTGGTCTGTTAGCGTGTTGAAATCTATTCAGAATGTACTCATTAATGCGGCAATAGTGAATAGCCTGAATACAATGGCAGGTGCTGGTGGTTGGATGGGCGCTGTTGGTGGATTTTTAGGTGGTGTTGCCCACGCTAAAGGTGGGGTACATAGTTCAGAAAGCCTTGGTTCTTATAGTAATCAAATCGTTAGCTCACCTACTTATTTTGCCTTCGCTAAGGGGGGCGCGCCTAATCTCGGACTCATGGGCGAAGCAGGGAGTGAGGCTATAATGCCATTAACTCGAACTGCAGATGGCAACTTAGGGGTTAGAGTTGTTGGTGGTAATAATCAGGGCACTACTTCAGCACCACAGGTTTACATTACCATTGACGGTAATGGTAATTCAGAAACTCAATCGACGAATGGGTTCGAGCAGTTTGGTGCGGAGATTGGCCGATTTGTTGATAGTCGTTACCGAGAGTTAATGTCTAAAGATATTAGGCCCGGTGGTTTAATTTGGAATGCAACTCGAGGAGGCCGTTAAAAATGGAAACATTCACTTGGTGTCCGCGTGTAAATCCGACTGAAGATGTCTCTTACAACACAAGGAAAGTCAAGTTTGGGGATGGTTATGAACAAGTTTCTGGAAATGGTTTAAATTCACGCAGTCAGAAATGGTCAATGGAGTTTGTGGGGGATGAAGATTACATTTCAGCTATTCGTCACTTTATTGATAAACACGCAGGAATAAAGTCATTTTTCTGGAAACCGCCTCTTGAACCACTTGGATTATATCGTTGTGATGAACACAAACTCATTCCGAACGGTGCTGGAAATTACACCCTTTCTCTGGTTTTTATTCAGGTATTTAAATCATGATCACAGCCGATTATCAAAAATTAGAGCCGGGCAATACTGTCCGGCTTTTTGAAGTTGATGGTACAGAATTTGGTGTTCCTAATATTCTGAGATTCCATGCATACAATATTCCCATCACGAAAGAGGAAATGCAAAAGGCTAAAGGAGAAATAGAGGCTAAGTCCATTTGGTGGCAAGGGAATGAATATGGGGCATGGCCAGTTCAAATAGAAGGGTTAGAGTCTTCTACAGCGGGATCTAGTGCTAATCCTAAATTGTCAGTGGCTAATTTAGATAGTTCAATAACCGCATTATGTCTGCATTATGATGATATGTTGAAAGCGAAAGTGATTATTCACGATACACTTTCTCATTATCTCGATGCGGAAAATTTTAGTGATGGGAATGCTTCTGCAGATCCCACCCAAGAGCGAGTATCTGTCTTTTATATTGATAGTAAAAGCGCAGAAACAAATGAATTTGTTGAATTTACACTGGCAAGCCCAATGGATTTACAAGGTGTGATGATACCCACTCGGCAACTACATTCAATGTGTACGTGGTGTTTACGAGGGCAATATAAATCGGGAGATGGGTGTGATTATGCAGAGCAAAATGGTTATTTTGATAAACAAGGTAATCCTGTTGATGATCCATCACTAGATAAGTGCAGTGGTTTATTGAAAACGGGGTGTGTACCACGATTTGGTAAAAATAATCCTCTTCCTTTTGGTGGTTTTGTCGGAACTTCATTGTTACGGAAATAATAATGATGCAAAAGAAAATACGAGAGGCGATATTTTCTCATGCAAAAAAGGAATATCCCAAAGAAGCATGTGGCGTTATCGTACAAAAATCCAGAGTAAAGACGTATTTACCTTGCGTAAATGTAGCTAAAACACCTCAAGAGCACTTCGTTATTTCTCCTCAAGAATATGCATTATGTGAAGACCAAGGTGTCGTTATTGGTATTGTTCATAGTCATCCAGATGCCACGACTCAACCTTCTGAGTTAGATCAGGCTCAATGTGATGCACTGGGTATCCCTTGGTATATTGTCAGTTACCCCGAGGGGGATTTTCGTGAAATACTTCCTCGAAGCGAACTTCCTCTTATTGGTCGCCCATTTGTGCTTGGTTTTACGGATTGCTGGGGCCTAATCATGAGTTATTTTAAGCAGACACATAATATTGCATTACCTGATTATCGTGTTGATTATCCGTGGTGGGAGCAAGGTGAGGATCGCTATATGGATAATTGGCAAGAAGCGGGCTTTGTAAAAGTAGACGGTGAACCACAAGTAGGTGATATGGTTGTCATGCAAGTTCAATCCAATGTTGCAAATCATGCCGGCATTATTCTGGATGATGGTATGTTATTGCATCACCTTTATGGGCGATTAAGCCAACGAGTTCCTTATGGTGGTTATTGGCGAGATAGAACAATTATTATATTGCGTCATTTATCATTAATTAAATAAAAAGTATTTATTTCTATATTTGCCTTTCATTCTTATTATCAAATTATTAACATGATCACGTTTAATTATAAAAACTGATATGGAGTGATAATGAAAAAATTTGGTTTTTTTACATTTGCTATTGGTGTTATCAGTATAATTATCGGATTGATAATATTAATGAATATTAAAACGGAATATGATTCTGTTAGATTATTTCCTAATGCAGTAGTTTCTATGTCAATCGGTTGTTTTTTAACTTTAATAGGCTCTATTTTTGCAGGCTGTGGCGCTATTGTTGAAGAAATTAGAGGAGGTAAATCATCTCTTACTAATAATCAACAAATAAATAATCAATCAATTGAAAGTGAATTTTTTGATATAGGTAAATGGTCTGCTTCTAATTTTGTCATTAGAGGAAGTGATGGACTGAAATTTGATGAAGAAGCAGTAACTAAGTTTGTCGAAGAAATGAAAAAATCAAAACCTACATATAACGGAGCACAGTTAATAGCATTTTATAAGATGGATATAAACGCTATAACAAACGGTTTTCCAGAATCATTAAGATCAAAATTTACTGAAGATTTTGAAAATAAAGTAAATCATTAATCATTCAAACATCTTAAATATAACCCGCCAAGTGCGGGTTTTTTTATGGAGTTTTTATGCAAGAAGAAAAAATGGTAACAATAGAGTTAAGCGGAATATTAGGAAAAACATTTGGTAAAACTCATCAGCGCATAATTACGACAACATCAGAAGCAATCAGAGCACTTTGTTGTACATTAAATGGATTTGAACAGTATTTAAATACCAGTAAATCACGAGGATTAACATACGCCGTATTTAAAGGGAAAAAGAATATTGGTGTTGATGATCTTAATTTCCCAATATCAGAAGAAATTATTCGTATCGTTCCCATTGTGATGGGGAGCAAAAAAGGTGGTGTTTTTCAGACTATTTTTGGTGCCGTCCTTGTTGCTGCCGCTATATGGCTACCTTGGGGTTCCGCATTATGGGCCAGTAACCTTTTATTTGCTGTTGGCGCATCAGTAGCTATCGGCGGTGTTATCCAAATGCTTTCACCTCAGCCAAAAGGCCTTGCAATGCAAGATCAGGGTGAAAACAAACCTTCGTATGCATTTGGCTCTCCTACTAATACCGTTTCTCAAGGTTACCCAGTGCCAGTGCTTTATGGCGAAAGAACTATTGGTGGTGCCATCATTTCCGCAGGTATTTATGTAGAAGATCAGCAATAAATCTATTTGGAATAATCTAATGAGAAAAATAATTCACGGTCAAAAAGGGGGCGGTGGTAGTCCTCGTGTGCCTGTTGAGCAACCTGATGATTTACAATCTATTGCTAAAGCAAAGTTACTCATTGCCTTGGGTGAGGGAGAATTTGCCGGAGAGTTAACGGCACAAAATATCTTTCTTGATGGCACACCGTTAGAAGACACTGAAGGAAATGCAAATTTTAGTGGTGTGACGTGGGATTTTAGACCAGGCACACAAGTACAGACTTATATTCAAGGATTACCTAGCGCTGAAAATGAGATCAATGTTGGTTCTACGATTTCGAGTAAAACACCGTGGGTTCACACATTTACCAATTCACAATTATCAGCTATTCGAGTTCGTCTAAAGTGGCCTTCATTATTCAAGCAAGAAGATAATGGGGATTTGGTGGGTAATGAAGTTAAATACGCCATTGATTTACAAACTGATGGTGGTAGCTGGAAAACCGTTATTGATAGTGCAGTAAAAGGGAAAACAACTTCAGGTTATGAGCGCGCGCATCGAATTGATTTACCTGAGTCGAAAACATCATGGTCACTACGTGTTAGAAAGGTATCTAATGATGCTAATAGCAGTAAAATCGGTGATACGGTTGTTTTGCAAAGTTACACTGAAGTCATTGATGCTAAATTCACCTATCCTCATACAGCGTTACTTTATATTGAATTCGACTCTAAACAATTCAACGGCTCTATTCCGCAAATAACGTGCAAACCGAAAGGGCGCATAATCAGAATACCCTCAAATTACAATCCTATTGATCGTACCTATACGGGCGTGTGGGATGGTTCCTTTAAATGGGCATGGACCAATAATCCTGCATGGGTTTTTTACGACATTGTTATCTCCGATAGATTTGGTCTTGGACAACGAATAAATCAACAACAGATTGATAAATGGGAGTTATACCGTATAGCGCAGTATTGTGATCAATTAGTACCCGATGGAAAAGGTGGTGACGGCACAGAACCTCGTTATGTCTGTGATGTTTATGTACAAGATAGAAATGAAGCGTATAACGTGTTACGTGACTTTGCAGCCATCTTTCGAGGAATGACCTATTGGGGGGGCGGTCAGATTGTAACATTAGCGGATATGCCTCGTGATATCGATTATAGCTATACCCGAGCTAATGTGATTGATGGCAAATTTATTTACTCAAGCAGTAGCAGTAAAGAAAAGTATTCCACTGCATTGGTTTCGTATTCAGATCCGCAAAATGGATATGCTGATGCAATGGAGCCAGTGTTTGAACCTGATTTAGTTTCTCGGTTTGGGTTTAATCAATTGGAGGTTACCGCAATTGGCTGTACTCGACAAAGTGAAGCTAACAGAAAAGGGCGCTGGGGAATACTGACAAACAATAAAGACAGAATGGTGACATTCTCTGTCGGGTTAGATGGGAACATTCCGCAACCTGGTTACATTATCGCTGTTGCTGATGAACTGTTGTCAGGTAAAGTCACTGGCGGTCGAGTGAGTGCCATTGATGGCAGAAATATCACTTTAGACCGTATTTCAAGTGCTGTGAGTGGTGATCGCTTAATTCTCAATCTTCCTTCAGGGCAATCGCAAGCAAGAACGATACAAACAGTATCAGGGAAAGTGATCACGGTTACAACGGAATACAGTGAGACACCAGAGACAGAATGTGTTTGGGTTGTCGAATCAGAAGAGCTGTATGCGCAACAATATCGCGTTGTCAGTGTTACAGAAAATGAGTCTAATCAATTTACTATTACCGCCATTCAGCATGATCCCAATAAATATGAACATGTTGATTCTGGTGCGTTGATTGATGAAAGGCCTATTAGCGTTATTCCTCCTAATAATCAGCAAGCTCCGAAAAACATTATCATTGATTCTTACTCAATGGTCAGTCAAGGCGTTAGCTTTGAAACAATGCGAGCACAGTGGCCACAAGTTGAAAACGCAATCTCTTATGAAGCGCAATGGCGTAGAAACGAAGGTAACTGGGTCAACATGCCTCGTAGCTCCATTAATTCTATTGAGGTTCCTAATGTTTATGCCGGTCGATATTTAGTCCGTGTTCGAGCCATTAATGCTTCTGAGATCTCCAGCGGATGGGGATATTCTGAAGAAAAAACGTTAACAGGCAAAATGGGTAATCCACCTAAACCGGTTAACTTTAGAGCGTCACCATTAGTCTTTGGTATTAAGTTAAACTGGGGATTTGGTGAAAACACCAGTGATACATTAAAAACTGAAATCCAGTACAGCAAAACCAATGATGGTGAAGGTCTGATGCTGTTATCCGACGTACCTTATCCATCTAAAACCTATGAAATGGCAGGTTTATCAGCAGGCGTAGTATTTTATTTCAGAGCAAGACTGGTGGATAAAACCGGCAATCAATCTGAATGGACTGAATTTATTCGAGGAGAATCGGAGTTTGATGTAGGTACAATATTGCCAGAGCTTGATGGACATTTCATGTCATTTGAAGCCGGTCAGCAACTTAGTGAACGCTTGGATTGGAATGCTGAGACCGCAATTATTTTAAGTAACGCAAGTCATCGTAATTTCAGGCAGTTGCTAATAAAACATGCTGAATCTCAAGCTGGCATTAGTGAGCTATGGCAAGCTAATGCAACTCAAGAGGAAGCATGGGCACAGGAAGTTAAAGAAATTTACTCCGCTGTTGGTGATAACACGTCTGCTATTAAAGAGACTCAAACGTCAATTACCAATCTTGATGAGGCTATCGGTCAGCGCTTTACTGAAATACGTACTAAGGTTGATAAGGCTGAGGCCGATATTGCTTCAAATTCTACCGCCATCTCTAACACGAACAAGGCATTTGCTGAAAATAAAACGCAAGTTCAGGCCAAGTTTGATGAGCAGGAAGGTATGATTCAGGAGAAGATGCAGGCTACGTTTGAGCAGTCTGGCGATGGCGTTGTCACCCATTCCATTAATATCACGATTGTTCATAACAACGTAAAATATAACGCAGCAGGGCAAGTCATTAGTGCTCAAGTTAAAAACGGCAATCTTGAAAGTTTTATAGGCTATAACGCAAATAACTTTGCTTGGTATAACCCTGCAAATGGCAAGATGGAATTATTCATGTATGCCAAGAATGGGCAGTTTTTTATCAAGGAGGCATTTTTAGATAAAGCGAATGTTCGTGAAATGGTGTTATCTGAAGCTATTAAATCCAAAGATTACGAGACGGGTAAAAACGGATTTAATATTGATGCCAATACCGGCAATGCTGAATTTAATAATGCGATATTTCGAGGAACTATCGATGGTGCGGATGGAAATTTCACAGGAACAGTTTACGCAGAAAGACTAATCGGTGATGTGTCAACTGGCTATGTTATGAAAGGGAGTAGTAATTCATTCACTACAGGCTCAGTTGAGCGGATAGAGACGTCATCTACAGTAATTTATAGTGGTGGCATGCCATACGATGTTCTCATAAGCATTCCGTTCGTATTAGTTAAGCATTCTTCATCAGATCTTCGTGGTGGCGGTATATATGTTAAAGTTGATGATGTTAAGACCACTCTTGACATAGCGCTTAGTGATAGTCGTGAGTTCAGTAAAGATGGGTTGTCATCATCAGGACAGTTTTCAGTCACTATACCCGCAGGAAAAAAAGACACTGTTATTTCTGTCGTTGGTTATACAGATGGCGGTGGGAAAGTGGCAGTTAGATTAGTCGATTGCTTCATTGTAGCAAGCAAGAAAAATTCATCCTCATTTAAGGAAAAATAACCTCATGATATACACAACAGGCACAGTCTCTACTGTGTCAGGGTCTGCTATTGTCAAAGGCACTGGCACTAAATTTAAAAATAATAATCCAGCTATTAATATTGGAATGACGATTTTAATTAAATCGGGAACAACAAATATTCCGTATATGATTAAATCCGTTAATTCCGACACTGAATTAGTATTAGCACAACCTGCATTAGCCACAGCAACTAACACCACATTCTCAATTCATATTACTGAGCCAGATAATAATAGTGATGCAGCAAGAACAATGGTTGCAATAAATGCATACACGCAATATTTTCTCGATGCGATGAATACATGGATGACTCAAACAGGCCAAACAAAAATTGAGATGCCGAACGGGGAAGTTGTCACTCTCGATAGCATTAAGAAGATGCAGGGTGATATTAGTGGAAAAGTGAATAAAGCTGGTGATGTAATTTCTGGTAATCTGATCATAAATGGTTATCTGAAAAGTGAAGGTGGTGAGGTCAATGTAACAAATGATGGAGCAACTGCCAGCTTAATGGTTCAGGATGGATTGCCACAATTGGTTAGTCGTATTGGTAGCGGAAAGTGGGTACGAAATCAGTTACCAACTGAGGCTGGTAAAATAATGGTTGTTGGTGATTATGGTTTAGGTGCGAAGGCACCTTATATTAGTGATAATGATGTAAAGGATGTCTCGAAAGGAAGTAGTTTCTTTTCTCAAGGGGCTGGTGCTGGTAGTAATTATTTTGGTGGGTATGGTTCTGGTTTTTCAATTAAATATGACAATAGCATATCATTTAAACTTTTTATTATGGGAGATGGCGCTGTAATTGCTGAGTGTTTAAATGCTGGGGATCAACGCCGTAATATTCTATGGGGAACAAGAAATACAACGACTGACCCACAAGGTTTCATTAAAAAAGCTTCTCCAATTATCAACATCAATCCTGACGGTAGATTTACAACTAACGACGAATCCGAAGGTGCTACCGTTACTCGAGTAGCTCAAGGGGAATATCTTATCGAGGGTGTTCTCGGTTTTAACTCAGATGCAGGCTGGGGCGGTATCGATGGCGGTATTGAAATCCCACTCGATGTAAATAAACAACCACTGATATGGGTTGACTCTGAAATTAACAAAGACGGTTCTATTCTCGTTAAAACTTATCACCGAACTCACCCTAGCGCACCTAAATTCGCCCGTAATGATATTGACGGTTATAGCGATGGTGATCCGATTGATATCCCTGATGGTCGCTTTATTTCCGTTCGTGTGCAGATGCCAGAGCAATCAATCTATAACGTGAGAATGCGTGAGATGGAAGAGGCGCAGAAAGCGGAAGAGGAACGTAGACAAAAAGAAGAGGAAGAAAATCAGGACACCAATAAGACACCAGAAATGGATAACTGATTGATTATATAACTCAGTCGGCTCCATCTAGCATCGGCGCAACAGAGAAGCGGTTCAAACTATATTCTTTTGAATTGCTATTAACATCATGATTTTCTGTTGATTTATTAAGTTCTATATTTTCTAACATGTTGTAATTCTTTCGTCTATTTAGGCGGTGATTATCTCTAAATTGTTAAGGAGATAAAATGAGCGCGCATTATAGCATAGAGGATAGCTTACACATGCTGGATCTGATGCTAGGATGATTTTATAAAGCTGAAGATAAGTGATAATAAACTATAAAATAGGAAAACATAATGCCAACAGAAAAAAGAGCATTACCTTATTTCAAATATCATCCTGAACCGATAAAAACAGGTGCTTTTATCACAGATGATACCGTTATATGTGATTGTTGTGGAAAGGAAACCAATATTTATTACGAAGGGCCTTTTTTTAGTGTTGATGATATTGAAGCGCTTTGTCCTTGGTGTATTGCAGATGGCTCTGCCAGTGAGAAATTTGAAGGTGATTTTCAAGATCTCTCTTCTGTTGAAGGAATATTATCAACCTATGATAGTAACGGTGAATATTCAGGTTATCAGTCAGGTGTACCTAAAGAAAATCTTGAAGAGTTGATCCGTAGAACGCCGGGATATCAAGGATGGCAACAAGAACATTGGCTTACACATTGTGGCGATCTTTGTGCATTTGTTGGTTATGTTGGATGGGAAGATATTGCTGATAAATTAGATGAATTTGTTTCTTTGGCAGAAGATATTGGTGAGATAGGTATGAATCTGGATGATTTACCTAATAATTTAACTAATGAAGGCCATTGCCAAGGTTATTTATTTAAGTGTTGCTGTTGTGGAAAACTACGTCTACATATCGATTTTAGTTAA